TAATTGTCTTCCTTCTATTGCTCCAAACTTTAAAAGATAATCTGAGAGACGTTTAAGAGCTTCATACAATCTTATAGCAGAAGTAGCATCAAACGGCTTTGGGCCTTTAAGCTGTTCTATCAAAGCGTCAATTGGTTGGAGAGGCAAAATTAACTCCTAAGAAGGTCTCATCATCATAGTAGGCTTACCAAAAACTTCAAGCTTATTCAAAGTAAAATATCCTTCAGTAAGTCTAAATTTTAATTTAGCTTTCTCATTTTGAAAATCAAACCTTATAAGAAATTCTTTTCCAGGTCCAGACTCTAATTTCAAAGATTCAAGATCAGCAGGAGAAGCATTATCTTCACCACGAATACTACATAGTAAAGTACCATCTCCAGTTATTCTGAATCGTGCAGCATTGAAGGAGTGTACCATACCTTCACTCCAATATAATAAACTTGTCTCAAAGTAACTTTCTATTACAGTTGCATCATCAAGATGAACAGTTGGATCTAATACCCAAATTTTACCACCACCATCAAAAGATCCTAATTTAAATGTCGGAACCGTATCACTTCCTATTTGAAACAATCCTATTTCAGTGGGATTCTTTACAGTTCCACCAGGTTTAAATTGCCATACTGACCATTTAAGTTTATCAATACTTGGAAGCTGTCCGGCGCAAAGATTATAGTCAGCCATTAATAATTTATTATTAACAGTACTCCCAGTAATCGGGACCGCACAATAGATGCGATGGTATCTTTCATCAACAGCAACAACAATTTTTCTAATCTCATCAAAATTTATTGTTTCCCAAAGATCACTAATATAATCAGTTAGTGGAGGCTTTCTAAGTATACCATCAAAGAAAAGTAAACCCGAACGATCAGCGACAAGAGCCCAATCACGTGAAGTTCTAATTCCAGAAATATCAAAGAATTCTGATATACCATGAATCCCTGTACTTACACTCTGATCTATTAAATTAGGAGTAGGCCATTCTGATGGTTCTAATCCATTATCTACTATTGCGTACAATCCAAGATTCTTCCAAGCATATAAAACATCTCTTATTACACTTACATTCTTAATTGTATAACCATCATTCTTACCTACATAAATTATACCATCAATAGAACCAAATGATTCTGGTTCATCCTTATCTGATATTCTAAGTTTAGTAGCGTCCCCAGACTCTCCACCTATTACTAATCTACTATTATAGTCTTGTAAGAATAGAGGAGCTGGTATAGTTTCAAGAATATCAAATAAATAATCAGCAGAATCAACCAAATCAGTAGTATCATCAAAATCCAAAGTAGCAGTAGTAGCAGTATTATTTGCAATTAATCCACCAAAATCTGAAGGTAAGAAATAATACTCTTCTAAATCTGCTTTAGTTATTAGAATTTGTCTACTTGTAGTTCCTGTTGGTCCAACTGGAATAACTGAAAGATCAATTTTAACAGTACCAGGAGATACATAAGTAGTAGGAGAAAAGACTGTAGCAATCTTAGGACCAGGCTGAGTTTGAAATCCTGTGCTAGTAATATAAATAACTGCTATTTTATAAGTTCCTGCATTTACAATTCCAGCAGCCCCATTAGCTGCTATCATAACTCCAGCAGCAGTAGGAGCAAGTCCGCCAGCATCTCTAAATTCATCACTAGCTAATGTAGCGTTAGGAATATAAACTTTGAGATTCTGTCCGGACAGCCCAAAATTCCCATCATGGAAAGCTATATATACCCTATTAGACATTTTAATTGCTGAGAAATCAATAGCTGATGCTCCCATTGCAACTAATGGTGTAGTCGCAGTATCATCAGTGCGACTAGAATAAGTATATAAATTCCCAGCATCATCGAGTATTAATACTACAGGACCAAAACTAATATCTTTAAAACTAGCAAATCTTCTTACCTTACCATTTCCAGCTCCATATCCTAATGTTATTGAAGTAGAAAGTCCATCTCTAGTTCCAAATTCTTGTAAAGAAAATTCAAGATTTAAAGTATCAGAAAAATAGTTCTCTGGTACTTGATCATCAGTACCTTGATCGAAATGACCAAGAAAACTTTTCAGAACTTTCTTCTCGTAATCTTCTAATCTCATCTTAATTCAAAGTGTCCCATATCTTTTTTCTTCCAACGACCTCCCCATATTAATCCTAAACTTTCTCCTATTTCACCAATTGGAATCCAGATAATAGCATTTGTATCCCATTCTAATTTATTTATTCCATAAAGATTATAAATCTTATATGGTACTATATCAATAGCATTACCATCAAGATGTTTAGAATGTTTAACCCATGAAGTACCTTTTATTAAATTATTTTTATGTTCTTTTTGGGTTCTAAGTGTATCTGTAATAAGAATATTTATTTTAGATTCTACAAGTCTTGCTAGTAATTCAATAGCTATTGGTTTGAATTCAAAACTTAAATCATTTAACAATCTGGACATAAACTTCTAAAATGATGGGATAGGAGATAATTTTCTATTACTCCTATCCCACTTCACAAAAAAGGAGACAAGAAAACTTTTCAGATCGTAATCTTCTAATCTCAACTAGAACTCCTAATTACTACCAAGTAATCTTACATTTTGTTAATTGATGTGAATTTATTAATAGTATTGTTGTATCTCTAACATCTCTATGATATAAAAACTCATCCATTTTCCAAAAATCTGGAATATCAAAATTCATAAATGGATTAATATCATTATAATTTGTAAATTTTATTATTTGATCCCATTTTCGCCCATCAATTGATTCAAATTCATAAGAATAATTTAATGGTGTTTTTGATATTCTTTTTATTTCAAATGATATTAAATTAATTTTTTCTTTTAATACATCAGTATAAAATTCTAATTTTTTTATTAAATCAGATGAAATATTACACAATAAAATTGATTCTATTTTAACTTTCTTTCCAGATTGTCCTTCATAATCTATTTTAAATTCTGGCATAATCTTTACTCTTAATTTTATAATTTTTAAAACTGAGAAAAATCGGGTAGGATAGCAAGTAAATTTACTATCCCACCCAGCTCGAAAGAAATCTAAATAGGTACAGCGATTATCGCATCAGCAGCATCAGTTCCAAAGTTTCTCCAAACATCAGTAGTACCAGGTTTATAACCTTTAGCAATAGTGACATTTGCAGCAACATCAGAAAGATAATTATTTAATACCATATTAGTTGCTCCTTGACCTGATACAGATACAAGATTAATCTTGTTATTTGCATCATCAGCAGCTTGTCTAAAAATGTTATCAGCAATTAATCCATCAGTAGATGAAATTGCTATAGCATTCGTACAACCAGAAAAACGATTATTAGTTATTCTATTATTCCTTGGTATTGAAACAGAAGTACCTGAACTCAAAATAGCAGTTCCAGTAAGTGTTTCAAATTCATTACCCTCAATTACACAATTATATCCTCCATTTAAAAAGAGAATACCATTAGCTGTCGTTCCACCAACAAAACGATTTCCTACAATTGTAGCATGTGATCCATCTATTTCAGCTATAGAACCAGAAGCTTCTGCACGCTCAATTGTAATACAAGATGAACTTGTATGAGGAACAAATTGAATATTATAAACACTCCATCCTTGTTCAATTAACTTTAATAATGCAGTTGTAGCAGTAGGAGAGGCTGGAGCTAACCATGTAGCACCTCCACCAGTAGCAACTCCTCCAGAAGTAGCTTGTCTTGGTCTATTTCCAGCACCAATAATTGTAACATCAAACACACCAACAGGAGAAATTAATTGTTCTTTAATTACTCCCATCACATAAATTGTATCAAAATCAGTTACAACTTCAAAAGCTCTAGCCATTGTAAGGAATGGTTGATCCCATGATCTTCCAGAAGCCTCATCACTAGCCAATCCAGTTGTATTAGATCCATCTACATAATAAGAATTACCAACAGGTCTAATAGGATTAGGAGTTTGAAATCCTCCACGATCAAAGAAAGTTCTCATAGATCCCCAAAGACTGTAGGAGACCCTTGGTGTTAAAGTTGTCATTTTACGCTCCAGTTCTTAGTTAAGAACCACCACTAAACTCGTGGCAGAGTTATCTATCACTATGATAGAATCTTTTAAAGAGAATATCTAGTTCGTGAAAATCTTCTGTATGGTATACGTCGTACTGGTAAATTTTGCTGACCTTTCACATTAGCTCTCAATATTATATCAAGTTTACTTCCTGCTATCCCTACTTGCTGACCATTAACATATAAGAGTTCAGCAGCTAATGTTATATTCCCAACTGATCCAGCAGCATATCCAGCTGTCTGCGGACCAAGAAAAATCTCAGCAAACATAAATCCTAAAGCAGAATTAGCTCCTTCTGGAATAGAGAGAGATTTAAGATACTTCATTAAAACTTCTCTGGCCGTAGTTGCACCTACAAAAAGTATAGTTTCTTCTCTCCAAACCCAAGAGTTTAATGTTACCTCCATACTACTATCAGGTTCAAAATCAGTTTCTACCATTGGAATCCAATCATTACCACCACCAACTGCTCTCTCTTTTAATGATATTGGTTGTATTAAATCAGTTGGAAGTGTTAAACTGGTTGCAAGTGCAGCTACAGAAATAACTGAAGATTTCTCTCTTATTACTGGAAGACCATTCAACCATAGAACAAGAAGTAAATCACGATAAGCTTCTTTCAAATGTGGAAGAAGTGTATCATCTGTCCACATTTTAGCATTGTTATCGTTAAGATAACTTCTTGCTGATTGTAATGCTTTTAGAGTTGTAGCCACATTATCTCACTTCTGCAAATTTCATCTTTTCCCATTCTTGTAAGTTAATAATACACTTACAAGTAGCACAAACAATAGCATCAGATACTATTAAAGTTTTGCAAGCAGGACATTTGATAAGTTCATCTTCAACAGTTTTTGAAAGAATTATCCAAGGACGTTCAAGATTTAAATATTTAGCAGCATATCTCTGTATATCAGAAATTGTTTTATGCTGTCTTGTTCTTTCCCAATCATCATCAGCCATTGCAACTAACTTATTAAACCATTTTACTTGAGATGCTTTAGCATTATCTAAATCTTTATCATACTTAGTTAACAATTCTCCTAATTCTATCTTTCCAGATTTCCAAAATATTCCTGGAATAGCATCGTCTTCTTCTGAGTATGCTAAACAAGATGAAATATAATCATATACTAATGATTGAGCAACATCTTCAGGAGGACATTTAACAGTAATAGTTCTATTTTCATCAATCTCTACGTGATAAACACTTTCACCAACATAGAGTAATTGAGGGATATCATTCTTACACGGTTGAATTTGAAAAAAACCAGGATAAATTCCAGGCTTATATTCTTCAATCAACGTTGGAACTAATGAAATTACAGTACATTCACGACCCATATTTTCTCCTTATATTTTATCTTTGACATAACCAACACTAGAAGTTTCACGTTGAGAATTCTGATCTTTAGTAGCACTTATATCAGATTCTATTTTAAAATCTTCTTCCATTTTATTAATTTCTGCTTCATCCTTATTTACTTCTATTTCAATATCTTGAGATAAAATTTCAGAATATGATCTAGGATGAAGAAGATTATATATTACTATTTCAGAAACTTTTAATAATGGAGGTAAATAATTATTATTAGCATCTTGAAATACATAAACACAAATATATAATCCATTTTTATCATTATGTAAATCAGGATGAGCAGCAAGCTCACCAGAAACCCATCTCTCTAATATCCATTTACTTTTTATCCAAGGATATTTTTTAACCTCTTTAATTCCTGTAAATGACCTAAGAAATATATCACCACTATATTCATTATAAGTTCCCCATCTATTCTCAACTTGTTCATCTGAGAATACTACTCTGAAGATTGGTTCTCCATAATCATTAGAACCATGTTTTTTTATTTGTGAATTAATATCGTCTACTATTGAATTTTTCATAAGTTTTTAGGAGGGAATTTCACCCTCCTAAATTGTCACAGTTAGCTAGTTGCCATAGGAGTAGCAACAGTACCACTACCGTTGTTAATCCCTTCAATCAACCATTGAGTTAAACTAATACAAGTAGCTCTAAACCTGCTTCCAATTAATCCACCAGTGGTAGATCCATTAGAAGTCAAAGCTATATGAGTAGTTCCATTAGCTGCAAAGAAAACAGCAGCTCCAGAAGTATCAGTATCATTACTAAGGATACCTCCAACTAAGAAAGTTGTGCCAGCATCAGTAATGATTTTGTAATTGTTCGATGTTACTGAAACACTTACAACAAAATCAAAACTCATTCCAATTTTAGGAGCAGGTAAAGTTAGAACAATACCTGCTGCTCTATCAAGTAAAATGAGTGATCCTGATTCTTCTTCCAATAATGTTCTAGTCGCTCCAAGACCAGAAATTATGGCTTGATTCATTTTAGCATGTTCAATATTAAATGGATTGTTATTAGTTGTCACCATTGAATACGGTTGAGTCATTTAATTCTCCTTTCTTTTTAATTATTAATATCCAGAAGGAATTCCAAGAGTGTCAACGTAAGAACCACCAGCAGGGTTCGTTACAAAGAGATCAAAACTTGCTACAATATAGAAAATCATTGCAGCAGCTAATCCACCAGAACCTCCTCGAAGTTCATGTATTGGTTTTCCAGCAGCATTCTTATGGAATCCTACAGGATGCAATTCTGCACGTCCCCAATAATCCATATTAATAAAATCAATTCTCTTTCTGTGCCAGTTAAAAGACTTCTTAACAGGCGCTCCGGCCATTGTCATAGCCCCACCAAAATAAAGATCCAATCCTTTTCCTTCTCCAGTTTGGTTAATCTGGGTTACAAGCATTCCTAATTCTTCATAAGCTGCTGCTTGTGCTGGATGCATCCAAGCTTGAAACTTACCAATATTTTCTGTACCAACACGATCCGCAGCTTTATTCAAAGCTAACCTAGGTAATGGAAGAACAAGAGCAGCATTATTCCCATTAACTCGATTAGCTCTAATTTCAGGAGTTGTAGCACGATCAAATCCCAACCAAGTTCCTGTAGAAGCGTTGGAATTATGATACATTGCTCCATGAATCCCAACAGGGGGAGTTGCAGAAAGACCAGATACAACTATCTTATCTCCTGCAATAATACCAGCAGTAGCATTAGCTTTAATTATCTTATTACCAAGATCATGGAAAGTTACTGTTTTCTCTCCACCAAGAGTCCTATTGGTCAGAAGATCAGCAGAGTAAACATTAAAATCCTGATCAAACCTTAGAAGTTTTGCTCCAAAAGAATCATCAAGAGTAATAGTGTCTACTCCAGCAGCAGTTGTAACAGAAAGAACAGTTGCAACTACACCATCTCCAGTTCCTACAGCCATTGCATCGCAATGTCTTCGCATCTCTTTCATAGAGGTTGCTAAATTTCTTTGAACATTATTAATAACCGCTTTCTTTTTATCATCTGTAACCCAGGTTGTCATAAGTGTATATTCTACTGCAAATAAAATATGTGCAGGAGAAATTACAGCCTTATCAAACTTCGGCCCAGAACCACGTCCCATATCTCCACCATCAGGATTAAAGAAACGGAACTTACCACCAGGACGTATTTCTAGTGGTACTCTCATTTGCCTATTAGATACAACTTCTACGTTTTTCTTTTCTATTGCAGCATAGAATGGTCCTTCACGTTCAAAAGCTGTTTCAACTTTTGTACTTACCCTTTCTATTTCTGTTGCAACAACATCCACTTCCATTTGTGCAGCCATTTTAAATTCTCCTAAGATTTAAGCGTTACGGTATCATTAAATAAATCTAAATCTGATGTTTTACTCCAATTGATTTTCTTTGGATCTAATTTCTTATTTCCATTCAATCGAGTTTTACCATCAGAACCAGATTGTCTTGGTATTATTTTATCTTCACGTTCAACGCCATTTCTATCGGGTTGGCGATCCCGAATACCTAATACGTTTGCACGTACAGAACTTCTAATCTTTGGCATAATTTCACTAGCAGCTTCTATATAAGCTGATATAATCTTAGTCTTCCAAGAGCCAGTGAAATTTTCAGCAGATGCTTTCTTCCACAAAGAATTCATTCTATTCTTATGTGCAGAATTAGATGCCAAAGTCTTTCCAATTTCTTTTATTACTCTTTCAGCTACTAATTCTTTTACACCTTCAGTCATTACTTCTTTTGGATCAATTCCATTCATTACTAAACTATTAATTCTCTTATCAGAATCTTGAACTACATCATTATAAAATGTTGAATATCTCTCATTCTTAAAACTGGCTCGTTCTCTTTCAAGTGTCTCGTCTTTTTTCTTTGGTTCCTTATTAAGATTTAATTGTTTCTCTCCAGATGCTACTTTAGGATCACCAAAGAAATGCATTGAAGCTACTAATGCTGCATTTTTAAGATTATCATTATCATTACGAAGACCAGCATCAAAAAGTGTACGAGTGAAATTAACAAGTTCAGGAGTTATTACTTGATAATATAAGTCCTGATCCATCTTGCGGACAGATGATAAGAAATTAGTAGCAAAGTTTTCTACTACCCCTTCTCCAACACCTTTAAATGAATTTAATACATCAACAACATCAGCTACTTCACCACGAGATAAAGCACCTTCTATTTGTTTATAATTATCAAGATGTTCAATAGCTTCTTTTGCTTCTTCAACAGTAGGAAATATCTCACGATATTCTTTAGCATGAAAGAAAGCATGACGAAGATGAGGAAAATCTTTAAAGAGTTTAGGATACTTCTTAGTAACCTCTTTAAAAGCTAATGCTTTATCATCTTCTTTATTTGTTTCTTTACCTTCTTCATCTTTTTCTTTATCTGTTTCTTCTTCATTTTCTTCAGATTCTGGTAATTGTACTTCTAATTCTTCAGTACTTTCTTCAGTACCTTCTTCAGTACCATCATCTTCTTCAGCTAAAAGATTTGCAATCTCACTAACACTCTCTTGGTCCATAATTACTCCTATGTTAATTTTTTGATAATTCGATTAAATGGAAATTTGAGTCCTGGGCAAGTTTTATATTTTGCATAATCACTATGCTTTTTAATATTAGTTACTGATATATTAAATATAACCATTAATGTTTTTATCAGTATTATTAATTTTTTCTCTGCTTCTTTTGGCAGATCATTAATATCATAATTACCTATTACACATATACCAATAGAAGAGTCATTCATACCAATAGTATGTGCTCCAATATTAAATAACATTCTCCCTGCTATTATCTCATATTCACTATTTACTAACTCTATTCCAAAATGATAACCAATATCTTTCCATTTATTTATTTCTACATGATATTTACGAATAGCCTGCCAACTTACAGTATGATTATCTTTAGTTAAACTATGATGTAAAATAATATGAGTAGGTTTCATTTCTAAGTTAATGTAGCTAAAACGTTAGCTGTGACGGGATTAGTAACAGTTGTAAAGTTCAACCTGTAAGATATTCCAGGGTAAACATCAAAAACTTTCACAGCAGTTGTTTGTAGAGCAAAGGTATCTACTGTTCTCCATGTAGTCTGACCATCAGCACTTTGTTCAATATTACCAGCTAAAGCATCATAAGTACCTGTCCCAGATAAATTAACTTTACTAGGACTACCAGGAGGAGCTATTATAGAAAAAGGTCTACTAGTATCAGTTCCTGTTGCTGCAACTGTTTCTGCTACTAAAGTTGGTATACCATGAGTTAATGCTCGACTTGGTTCTAACAATTCACACTCTCCTTATTCAGCTTCTACAGTTTCTTCTTGCATTTGAGATTGCACTAAAAATTCATAATGTTCTTTAGCATGCATCATTGCCAATTCATAACCTTCTGGATTATTTTTCTTTTGATCCTGACCATAAGGACCAGACAAAACAGACTTCATAATACGTAAATGAATTTCATGATCGTCAAGTTCAGGTTCTATATGAACTTCCATACCTTTAAAGAGATCATCAAGTTCACTTAATTGCTTAGTAGTTTGATTAATATCAAGATCACTTAATTCTTCTAATCCTAGATAACGAAGTGTTATCATTTTATTCTCAGGAGAAAATAAGAACATATTAAGAGCTTCATTATTTAATTGAATTATCTGACTAAGAGTTGATCTCTTTTGAGAGAATGACACAGGTAAATCTATAGCAGACTCAGGAAGAAGTAACATAAATCTCCCTTGAGAAAAGTCTTCCTGTAATATACTTATGTTCTCAAATCTACCTTCACTTGTCTTTACACTATGTTTCTCATCACTAATCATGCTACTAATATAAATATTAACACACTTATGTATTGTATCAGCCCACCAAAAATATAACATCTGATAAGGTATTGAAAGTCTTTGAAGTGCATAATTACGAGACTCTTGATACTCTCCGAGAGTTTTAGATCCACTACTTTGCGGACCACCAAAAATACTCGGGAATGCTCCAACTACAAATTGACTTTTACTCTCAACAATCTGTCCAAAGTCCACTCCTTCTTTCGGTAATGTTGAAGTTTTAAGTGTAAAGAAATAATCCTCTAATCTTTTCTGACCATTCATCGCAAGTTTAGTAGGATAGATAGCACCAGGAGCAACTTCCTGTTGAGAATAAGTTTCAAAATCTAATACTTCTGAGTCAGCAAATGTACTAGGAACTGAATGTTCCAATGACTCAACTAATAAATTAGTTACCATATTCTCTAAATCTTGTAACGGAACTAAAGGTTTAGATAATGGATCACCATGAACTGACCTAGATAAATCACCTTTAGCTATTGTCCAACAATCATCAAGAGCTTCTTTTCTTATATCAGCTACTAAAGGTTTAGTTTGATCTATTACAGCAAAGTAAACACCATCAGGGAACTCATTTTTTAATTCTTCAGCTTTATCTTCTTCTAAAGAATCAAACATCCAAGGACGCAACCATATCATTTTTAAAGTTAGTAAAGAATTTGTATTATCATCTGCATAAGCTCTCCCTAAACTTGGAGTTCTAGCTATTCTCTCAAAAGTATCTGAAGTCTGCATACTAATTTCTGATCTTATACTTGGATATAAATGACGAAGATAAGCATAATGCTGATCTGAATAATCTATTAAATATCCACAAGCTTCTTGATCGAAAGCGTAAGTAGGAATCTTTACATTAAGAGTTCCCTTTACAGATATCTTTGCCATTCCTTTATTAACTGTTTCTTTACCAGTTTCAACTGGCATCTCTCCCATCTCTCCTTCTTCATGTTTTAAAGGAGAAGAACAATCAGGACAATCTACAAGTTCTTGTTCACTTTCAAAATTACATTCAGGATCTTCACATCTCCAAATATCTGGAGATAATTTCATTTTCTTTCTATCAAATTTAGGAACGTCTACTTGTCCGTACTTTTTATCTCTTTGATAATAACTATAAGATGCTACGAAATGAGAAGTAAAGAGAGTAAACAAAGCATGATAGAATATTAATTTAGCTCTATTGATCTTAGTTATTACTTTCCCAAGTGATTCAGCCTTCCGGGCAGCTAGTACATCCTTAATATTCTCAGAATCAAAAGGAGAGAATGAAACTCCAGGAACCTCAGCGGACAATGCAGCAATAATTGAAAGACCATGAGCTTTAAATACGTTTACTACAATTTCATAAGCGTACTTTGTTTCCTCTCTTGAAGAAATTTGCTGCATTACTTCATGAGTTGGAATTCTATAATCTTGTGCTCCTTCATCCCAGAATATTTGTTGAAATCCATTCAATGCCAATATAACTCAAGCTGCTTTGCTTCTTTAAGCATTTGCTGCCTGGTATACTGGTCTTCATTTTCACATTGTTCAAGAATACTAAGTAAAGATTCTTTTATAGAATCTGAATATTCTTTCATTTGCTACTTCCTCCTCCCTCTCTAAATAACTCAGATAGAGAGTATCCTGACTTTTCAAGTTTTTTCCTAATCATTTCAAGTGCTCTATTTTCATCATTATTAGTTTTCCAAGTTATAATTATCTCTTCAATTTTAGCTCTTCTTCTTTCACCCATCAAACTGTATAATGTAAACATCCATTCAATAGCCTCCTGTCCAGTTGTTCTAAAAACATATATTGGTTTTTTATGTTCAAAAGTACCTTTTGGATTTAATCTTACTCTAACTTTTCCACCACCTCCAAGAATTGCAGCGGCTCTTTGTATTATATCTTCATCAGACATAGCTACTTGAACTACTGGACAAGGATAACCATTATTATCAGAACATGAAAAACATCCTTCCCCTTCCAATAATCCAGCAAGCCAATAAATATCTATAGTTTCAATCATTTATTCTCTTCTGTAAGTTTTTCAACTATTATCTGAGTCTTATCTAATGTTTCTTTTGCTAATACTTTAGCCTTATCATTCAAATCCATTATCTCTTGTCTTAATTCTTTAATAGTTTTCTGAGCTTCAGTAGTATTACTATTAGTTAGAACATGAATCTGTTCAAGTTTTACATCCTGATTTACTAATCTCTTACTAATAAAAAGATTAGTAAGTAATGTTATTATAGCTGTAAAAGCTGACCCTATAGCAACAATTATTGCAATTTGTACATCTTCACTCATTACATTGATTCTTCAACTTTACCCTTAGATTCTTCAGCAGCTTTCTTAGCTTCCCAATAATTTTCTAATGCTTTAGTTTCTAAAACTTCTCTAGCTTTAGCCCAAGGTAAACCTTTTCTTCCCATACTAATGAAATTATCTGGAGATGGAGGAACTTTAATATCTTGAGACTTTTTATCAGAAATGCCAGCTACCTGAAATACTTTCTCAAGTAGTCTTTCTTCTTTCCCTTTAGATTCTCCTAATTCTCTTTCAAGTATATTATTAGTACCTGTGAGAATCTCAATAGTACGCTCAAGATCATGTATTCTATTTCTAAGAGTTTTATTAGTAGTAAAGTATGNGAACATTAAAATCTCCTCCTAGATAATCTACCTAATGGAATACATAAAGATTTCTTTTTCTTTTTCTGAGCTTCCAAGTATTCCATCTTACGATAATAAGTATTCCATTCTTTCTCAGTTTTAAATTCTTGAGTATTATTAACTTCTCCTATCATTTCATCTACTTTCATTGTAGCAATTTTTTTTAAATAATATCGAAGATCATCATAAGGATCATCCCCTACAAACTCTTTTACATCCTCTTCATTTGCATCTTTTTGTTCATCATAAACACAAAGAGGAATTGTCTTTATTAAAGTTTTACAATCACTAGTAATAAGAAGTTTAGGGATAGTTTCTTCGATAGTATCTTTCTGAACAGCGAACTGAGACAAATAAAATCTATGAGATTCTATTCCTTTATTACGAAGTAGCCAAGCAGCGTGCTCTACATTATAATCTTTCTCAAAATTTATAACAAGTTTCGGGCGAGCTTTCCAACGTAAGTAATCATGCACTAACATCTTACCACCGATTCGATCATTATCGGCTTTCTCAATTCTTGGATTTTTTCCAGTTACTTCTTTCCAAGTTTCTATAAATTGATCTGCAACTGTTTTCACTCCGCGGGACTGCCAAGCAGAAGGATCTAATACTATATAAGGATTTATCCCTTCAAGCATACAAATATTAGCCATGTTAGTAGTCCAGACAGAAACTTCTTCTCCACGGATTAAGTTACCATCTTTATCCATTGGAGGATATTCACGATATATTAATGTTCTACCTTTCGGAAGTGGGACTCCCCAAATACCAAAAGTTAATGCACGCTTACCCCAATCAATAGCTAATACTCTAGGAAGTCTTGCATCTGGAATAATAGGAGAAACTACATGACAAGCATTAGAAGGTTCATCTACAAATGGTTCAGTTCTCCATTCTGCAAAAACTTGTCCAGAGAATGTCCACCAATCCCCGTAAGCTTTAGCTCTCTTATCAGCTTCAGGAAGCATTTCTAATCTTACCCGATACATAGGATCATTATCCATAAGTCTCGGATTGTCAGCAAGGAATGCCTGAATAAATATTCTTTTTATCTTTTTAGATTTTCCTATTTCTCCATCACATAAAGGACAAGATGGTATAAGCTTAATAGTAGAAAAACTACAATTATTAGATTGACACCACCAAATACCTTCTACTGTAATACTCTCCGCTAATATCTTTCCACCTTGTCTAGCAGGTTCTACAAATCTTTCTCTTACCCAACGATGACCAATATTACCGGGATTACTACCTGAACATACTAAAGCTGGAACATTAGGTATAATAGAACGAACACGAGAGAAAGCCATGAACTTATATTGAAATTCTGTGAAAGAAGTAAGTTCATCAAAAGCACAATATTGATATTCTGAAGTATCATACTTTCTAATATCTGATTCTTCTTCAGCATGACCAAAAGTCATTGTAGCACCAGAAGGCCATCTCCATCGTTTCTTCTGTTCGTTATACTCTGCACCAAAATCATAGAAAGATGGAATCTCAGTCCCATCTTTATTTACTCCTCCTCTTTTACTTCTTTCAATAACACTTTCTTCTAATTCTTTATAGGTTCTCCTAAGTAGTATTCCTTGAAATCTTGGTACATCTGTCCACTGTCTTAATATTGGACGCATTAATAATGCTTCAGTTTTACCACCACCAGCAGCACCACCATAGAATTGTTCAAAAATAGAATCAGGTAAAGAAAGATAAGTCTCTTGCTTACCGGAATTAGATTTCCAGTGTTTCTCTACTACTGATTGAACTTCAACAGTCATTACTCTAAATTATCTCCAACATAAAATAATCCAATTGCAGTTCGTCCATTATAACCAGTAGTTACTAATTCAACTTGAAGTTCCCATTGACCCGTTTGATTTAAATCTAAAGCTATAGTAATATATCTAAGTTTACCATCAGTTCCAGAAGTTACAAAGGATGCAGCTCTTGATATTAAAGTGCCATCAGGTTTCTTAAATATAAAATTCTTTGTAGTTGCTGTAGATATATCAACTACTACTGCATCTTCTTCAAGAGTAATAACAAATGAAGCTCCGATAGCATTCTTTTGAAAAGTTAACATTAACTATTACCCACCAGCGTTAACAGTTAAATCATAAGTAGATTGAAGTCCTTCACCAGATACTAAATTCACTACAGAAAAAACAGTACGATCAAGTAATGTTCCACTACCTACCGTAGCTACAGATAATATACCATGTTCAGTTATTGCTACTGTATCATCTACAGTATTAGTAGCTACTGTACGATAAACATTAGCAGTAGCTCCTTCAATTGTTGTTCCGGTTGCTCTAGTATTATCAGGATTATATTGTGTAGTAAGTTCTGTTACTAATGCTGTATCTGTTATTGCTTCGGCAGTAGATCCTGTCCCTAAACCATGATACTTTAATATTTCAAGTTCAGTTATATTCTGAAATGCATCAACTATAAAGTTTACTCCGGCTGTAGTTACTACTCTGAGAGATACTAGACCATAATCTACATTACCAAAAGGAGTTAACTTCTTAATATAAAGCTGTCCGTAGAAGTGGGGAATACCAAAAGCTCTAGCTACTACTATTTTATTTAATCCACGAATTATATTCGGAAGGTTTCTTAAACGGAAAGAGTTGACTTCGGCGGACAGCCCTGATCTTGGAAAAGCATAATAAATTATCTCTCTTAAAGATAACTCATGTGGTTCTTTCGGACATTCTAATCTTATTACTTTATTCATAAGATTACCTGTCATGTTTAAATTCCTAGAAATCATGGGTATATCTCCAATGAAAAATTTGCATCTTTATTAAGTTCTAAACTATTATTCATATTGATTCTGACTTGAAGTGTAATGTGTTCATCAATTAATTTAACTGGGTATACTATACCTAAGAAAGATAATATACCAGTAAAAATCTTACTAATTACTTTTATTAATGATCCTGAGAATGTTAGTGCTCCTACTAACAACTTACTAACATCTCTAATCAAACTTCCTGAAGATGTTAAAACTCCAGATAAGACTTTATTACTTACATTAGTAAGTACTCCAGATGAAGTTAATGTCCCAGAAAGAATCATACTAGCTATATTTATTAATGATCCAGCAAAGGTTAGTATACCTGTTATCACTATAGCATATATTTTATTAGTACCTAATGTTCCTGTAAAAGTTAATGTACCAGACATAGTTTCATATTTAGTATTACTAATATAAGCTGGTAAATGTCTACTAGAGATAGCCATTAGATTCTATCAACACTCCAAGGATAAGCTCTATCAGTACCACCAACTCTCTTTATAGTAAATGTTGAATTAAATCTAACTTTTACTGGTATTGATTGTTTAATTTTATCGTCAGTAGGTTGCACACCCTCAAAAGGTGTAAAAACAACAACACGTTCAGTTCCAGCAGTTAGTACATTAGTTTTAATTCTAACTTCTATTTTATCTGCTACTGCTGCCATAGCATCTGTATCTATAGTAAGAACATAGAAACCCTCAACAGTTTGAGTAGTAAGAGTCTGTTCAGTCCCATCTGTAGTCTTTGTTCCTGAATCTACTACTGGCATATTATTTATTTTCCACCCTTTTTGTTACTTTATTATAAAATTCACCCTTTTCAGGTTGATGATCTATATTTACTACTTCTAAATGATCTGGTATTACATCAGCTATTACAGAACAATAACTAAATACATCTCCTGCTAAATGTGTTCCATCAGCATCTACACGATCAGTTTTATACACTATAGCTTTCCATTGTTTAGACATTATTTATTCCTCATAAATATTTTCAAAACATTTAAAGTTATTAGAATCTGCCGATGTTCTATTTGCTATCCGAATAGCCGTTCTACTACCTTTATTAAATTGTAAAAAGAAATCAAAATCAAATGCTTGACTTATAGTAGATGTGTAAAAATTACGTCTTGCAAATGCTATTTCTGCTGATCCTGCTCCAACTCCAAATTCTACAGTATAACGTCTAGCAGCTCCAATAGCAATTATATCTGCTATCTGTGCATGTATATTACGTATTGCAGCAGCAGAAGAAGCATCAATTTCAGTCCAAGCACCATAAGTATCTACTCCAGCAGCAGTTGATACTTCTATTCCTGCATCAGCCGTTAATTCAAAAGTTGTAGGAATAGAATTCTGATTAGGGAAATCTGACATTTTCTAACTCTTTAAATCCGGTTTATTATATTAAAATTCTCAAGCTTCTTATTCATTGTAGAGGAATCAACTTGGAAAGAAGCATAGAAACCAATTCTCACACGACCACTTATGTGAGAAACTTTAAATTCCAGCTTTCTTCTTCTCAGATTCAATCTTCTCTGCTAGTTCTGCTTTAACACCTATTTGCTCTGCTGCTATTGCAATCAACGCAGCTATTTTAAATAGAACAGGCTTAAGTCTCCTCATTGAATCAGGATTCTTAATAGACATTATAATGGCTGTCATAGCCATATTAATTATCATTTCATAATACTGATTCATAATTTTATTCCTTATCTTTGAATTGTTCTAAAAGTTTCTTGGTGTCTTCATCAAGTTCTTTAACTTCAGATTCAGAAGGATTAGGATTGGCAGGAGGAATGTAAGGATAATCAGTAACAGGAACACCATCTAAATCTTTTCTTATAATCTCTACTCTATCAATTATAGCTTGAGCCTGTGCACCTAATGAACGATCAAACATTTCATTAGATTTTAAAGATTTAGTTAAGTTACTAAGTACTTCTAAATCTTGTTTAACTTTCGTAAGGTTCATACTCCTACTCCTATTTCTAAAGTTTCAAAAGATGATTCTCTTGAAGTTTTAGGTTGGTGTAATATTATCTTAACTGCTTGCTTACCACCTTCTTTACTGTTATTATTAGATGACATATTACGCATAACCTGAGACATTTGATTACTTATCTGAGCAGCATCTTTAGGAGTACAGTTCTCTAACTTATCTTCTGTAAGTGCTCCCATAGCTGCGAGGAGCTTTTCAGCGGCCCGTTCTTGAATTGTTAATTTAGTAGATTCAATTCTCTCAGCTATCTTATCTTTTAGTTCTATATCTTCACCATGACGTTGAGTTCCACGACCATCAGAATAAGTATGGTGAGCATCTTTTAAACTCCTAGCAGTTCTCTCAGTAACTCCCATCAGCTCCCCTGCCAATTCATTACCTACAGTATTAGCAAGTACACCAATAGCCACTCTCTCATTATCTGTAAGGTTATGAGATCCTGGTCGTCCGCTATGATTCTTACCATCTTTAATTATTACTTCTACTTGGAGATTATCTTCCTTAATCTTATTAGCAAGATTATCTGGAGAAGCTAATCTTTTCTCAACTTGTTCTTTTGTTAATATCACAGTCTTACCTCTTACTCTTAATTAGATTCATACTCAACGAAAGTACCATCTTCAGATAGTTCTATTAAATATTTCCTATTATTATTAGCACTAAAAGGTTTAATAGTAGAGTATTCTACAGAACTATTCTCAATTGTAGCAGTCGGATTCAAGATACACTTCTCCCATCTGTACTCTCAGTATACCATGACTCCCCCTACCCACCTAGGTCACTATCCTCTTTGAAATGATATAGTTAGTACACTCATAAACCGCTTGACATGAAGACAGCTATCATGCTATAATACTATTGAAATTAAAAATTAAGGAGTTTACACAATGTCCTCAAATAATTTATGGGAAGAAGTAGAGTTTATGAAAGAAAGACAACTTAATAGTTGGGATGGAGATACACCTATACAACTATACTATAAAAGAAAAATTCCAACTTTTAAACTTACCAATGAACAATATCAAAAGTGGTCTGGTCCGATAGTGTATATATGTTGGAAATTCATTACAATAGATAGAAATAATAAACATAAGATAGCTATATATGTTGGTATGAGTTCACATGGAATGGCAAGACCATTAGGTAGAGATCATCATAGAAAAAATATAATAGAAACTGCTAATGTATTAGAAATATTACCTTGTTATAGTATAGAAGATGCATTAGAAATAGAAAAAGAATTAATAAAATATCTTAGACCTAATAATAATTTAAAACAAAAAATTAAACCTAGACAAATTAGTCTTAATATCAGTATGAGTGTTTCATATTAGAAGATGATGAAATTTCAAAATTTTAAAAATTTTAAAAAAGATAGGTCTCTTTAATTTTTAATTTTTGATAAGTTAGTCTCTCAGTGGAGTTGTAGTACAGCTCCCACAGACGATAACAGGGAACCATTAAAAGAGGCATAGAGGGGGGTCTTCTATAAGGTTGTTCTGGTAGGATCTTCTGGTAGGTTAATTTCAAAGGGCTGATTATCTGTAGACAAAAAAATACCCCACTTTTTACAGTGGGGTATCTCTTAGAGAATGTTGGAGTTATCCCATTTTGATGGGACTATCAGAATAGTAGAGAGTCTCGACACCATCATAATCAATCACAACATAGTGGGAGTTATCAGGTATCTCTACTGTCCGCAGTTCTTCCTCCGGTGTAATATCCTCGTATTCCTCATTAGGTAATGGTTTGCTGTAATCATACGAACGTCCGCTATACCCGATGTGCAGTTTGATTTTCATATTAACCCTCACTATTGAATTACGATCACCTAGAGAATAGCAAAAAAAATAGCCGGGAGTCTATAACAAAACTCCCGACTAGAATCCAATCGGTATTACATACCAAACATTTTCTTCATTTGTTCCTCTGCCTGGGCTGGGGTAATACCCATACGCTTGGCGTACAGTCTTATTGCGTCAGCCTTTGCTGTATCGGGAGTATTCTGTGACTTCGCCCTCGCTGTCTGATTGAGATGTGCATTAATTCCATCTACAAGAAAACCTACAACACTAGGCTTAGTCGGTTGACCATCCGAATCCAAAACAAACTCCGTTGAAAACCCTGAAGATTGAACGTATGCCATAACTTCAGCAAGACTTGGGACAGAACCCTCTACAACTTTGTCTTCGTGATCTTTTCCTGTCCTGCTCCAAGGAAAAACGATCCTCTCGTAAAGGAACTTGATAATCGTTTTCTTGGTCTTATCCTTCTCGTCAGGAGTCTTATCAATCTCTCCCTCAAACTTACGGACTGCCAATCCCTTTGCTACTGTCTTCGTCGTCGTTGTCGTATCTGCCATTGTCTTAACTCCTCTATAGTCTGTTAGTTTGTTAATCGTTTTGCGTTTTCTCTAACTTCTACTCTCACATAATCTCATATCGGAAAACCTTTGTCTATAGTTATTTTTCCTCTGATAACTTCCCATCTGTAGAACAACTATCTTTCCGATATGAGATTCAATTCACCTTACTCAACTATTATCTCACATCTGATAGGGTAATTGCAAATTTCAAGGGTCATTATGTAGGGCAGGACCGCCTGCTATCCTCTATCTGAGCAAGGGTTTACACTCACACTGAAATAAAGGTGAAAGATGCTCGGAGGATACCATTTTCAATAGGTGACTCTCTTTTATTATATAACTCTACTCTTATAATTGTCTCTCTAAAGTAATCTTCTAAAGTAAAGTTATTCTATAACTGAGAAAGCAAAGTAGAAAGGTCCATCCCATTGATAATAGGGAGGATAAGGTAAGTGTAGGATTCTATTACCCTACAAATAGCAAAAGTCATATACAATAAATACCGTATTTATCGAGTACAAATACCGAACAAATACCGAACAAATACCGACTTTTTTCGAGCCACTTTTCCTCTCATCTCTCTCATATCATTGAAGATAGGCGCTCCGAGCCTCAAGGGTATACCTCTCTCTTTCAGGGTATCGCTCGCCTTCCCTTCGTGCAATTCCAGTTATTCAAGGCTGCTTAAAAATTTGATAGAGGCTTTTCCTCTATCCTCTTTATTATCTTATATTTATATATATTTTTTATATATAAAAGATGTATTAATATTGTAAATAAGAGAATATGAATTATAATAGATTACCCCAATTGTCAATAATATGACAAACGACCCCCTAGACTAGAGACATATACTTTACGGTTAACTTCAATTTTATCATGGGAGTACAGACAAATAAACCCGGTAATTATACAGTATTTATACCGGATAAGTAACGTATTTTTACGGTATTTTCTGTATAGTTCTAAGAGAAGTGTGTCATTTTTTTGACTTCTTCCATTTTACGTATCCTCATGGTTCTAAAGGCACAACTCCCCTTTTTTCTCCCCCCAGAGCCATGGTATAATAGTCTGTTGAGTAGTGAATTGTTCTCTACTTAATTCTGAGTTATAGAACATCTAAGCCGAACAACTACTAATAGGAGAATAATAGCAAAGTGAGCCAACAAAAATACTTCTGTCGAAAGTGCAGCACTCCCAAAGCTGCTAAGATTATTATTGTGTTCCCTACTGAAGAATCTCGCGGATCTAATCCAAAAGAAAAGGGAATCTCACAGGAAGTAATTAAGACTTTTACTTCTAAGATTACAGACGGNGANAAAGAAGAGTCCAGAGAATTTAAAGCTAGACAATTAGAGTGTGGACATTTCGTATCCTTCTACACTCCTGCATTCTCTGATAATACTGAGAATCTCTCAGACGTTGATATTCAATTGATAAGAAGTGAACTAGACAAAGATATGATTGGCAAGAATCTCAAAGAATTAGAGAGTAGGATATTGTTTCATTGTGACCAGTACCAAACTCTACTCAAAATATCAACGAAACAAGTTAAACAGGCTAAGTATGCTATTCAATATTTAGATCAATTGCGAGAACGTTATTCTTCTACCTTAGAGAATAAAGATGA